TTGCAGGAAACATACCTCATTCGGTCAAAGGCTCTGAAGTGACTGAGGAGTTTAAAAAGAATTGGGCAATAGCTCAGAAGGGATATAAACCTGTTACTGAACTACCGCCTGGATGGGAAGAAGATTACGACCCGACTATACCTACCCCGCCGCCTATACCTGGCGGGGGTGAAACTAAGCCTCCTGAACAAACTAATCGTTTATCTAAAGATCACGATTTCTTTTCTAGCCCAGAGTATGGGTCTGTTGGTGATTTCGGTACGACCGATATGTACCAAGCCTCAGATGGAACTGTGTTTGGATCTTCATCTACTGGAAAGGCTTATGAAGATTATTTAAAAAGAACTCAAGGTGGGTCTTCTGCACCTGTTGAGCCGCCTCCTGGTTCAGGAACAACTCCGCCTCCTGGCTCAGGAACAACACCTCCTCCATCGACGCCTCCTCCCCCTCCTCCTTTGATTAAGGTGGACCCATTTAAAGGATTTAGTCCGTCATACAGGCCAGAAAATATTGTGGGTCAGTCTTTTGATCCTTCGGTGCGAGAGGATTATGAAAAACAGATGCAGGAAGCTAGAGCGCGAATGATGCAACCGGGTGGAAACATAGCTCAAAATCCGACGTATCAAACACCGACAATGGCTGTACCACAAACCCAATTTGGAGGGTATGGACAACCGATGCCGATAGCTCCATTGCTTCCATATTCAGGACTCGCTGCTCCGCAACCTGAAAAAACGAATCCATACAATTCATGGTTGAGAGAGCAAGAGAACCCTCCCGGCGATGACGTTTAGATAAAGATGGATTCAGTTGCATTAGCTTCTTATATCAATAAGAAACTTAGACAATACGAAGAAGGCCATATGGATTATTTGTCCTCTGGCGCTATAAAAGATATGGAGGAATACAAGTTCGTTATGGGTGAATTATCAATGCTTCGCACCCTGCGACAAGACTTAAAAGAAGCGTTGCATATTGAAGGAGATATCGATGAGTGAGCCACAAGTGGACACCGTCGCAACGTCGTCTATGAAAGACGCATATATAAGCGAAGACGAAAGGGTCTTAGACCCAACCGTGCTAGATAAATCATTAATTGAAAGAATGCCAGAACCTTCTGGATGGAGGCTATTAGTGCTTCCGTACAAAGGTAAAGGCGTGACTGATGGCGGGATTCAATTGCTTGAATCTACAATGGATAAAGAGAAATTATCCACCGCTGTCTGTTATGTGCTCAAGGTAGGCCCGTTGGCTTATCAAGATGCATCTAAATTCAATGGGGTTCCTTGGTGTAAGAAAGGCGACTGGATACTGATTAGCAGATATGCAGGAGCTCGATTTCAACTCGAGGACAATCATGAAGTTCGGATTATCAACGATGATGAAGTAATCGGAACTATTCTTGACCCAAATGATATTAAATCTGCATAGGTGAAAACATGGCTGAAGAAACACTAACCGAAGCTTTAGAAAAGCTGGATGATGAAAACATCCAAAAAGCCGCTCTTCCAGAACCAAGGCGGGTAGAAGAAGACGTTCAGGAAGAATCTACTTTTATTGATCTGTCTGAAGAAGATGTGGAGTCTGTATCTCCGATAACAGACGATGAAGTTAAAGAAGACTTTGAAGACAGTAGCCCAGAGCCAGAAGGCGAAGAAATCTCTGAGACAGAGAAGAGAGCCAGAGGCGCTCAAAAACGAATTAATCAAGCGGTAGCACAAGCTAAGGAGTATCAGCGTAGAGAACTCCAAGCATTGCAGTATGCAAAAGAATTGCATGAACAAAACCAGCAGCTTTCCGGTCAGTTAATTCAATCTCAAACGCAATCCACTGAAGAGAACATGAAACTTCAGGAAGGCTATAAAGATGAGTTTGAGAACAGAATTGAAACTCAGACTGCAGCCGCGAAGAAAGCATTAAAAACTGCTTATGAGGCTGGAGATTCTGAGACTATGGCTGACGCACAACAGATGTTGGCGCAGGCCGAAGCGGATCGATCTTCTTTAAATCGCTATAAACAAGAGTATGAAAACTATAAAACCCAATATCAGAATTGGGCTGAAGAGCAACAAGCGCAACAAGAACAGCAGGTTCAAGATTTTCAAGAGCCTGCTCAAGAACCTGTCTATGAGGAACCTTCCGTTAAGGCACAGGAATGGGCTGGTGAAAACGAATGGTTTGGAACCGACCAAGTAATGACTAATGTAGCGTTTGCTATACACAACGAATTGCAGGGTAGTGGAATTGACTTAGAGTCTGATGAATACTACTCTCAAATAAATAAACGCATGAGGGAAGAACTTCCTCATAAGTTTACTAACGCAGGAGAAGGCCAACCCGTCCAAACGGTCGTTTCCGGTACGCGCACAACAGGAACTGGACGCAATCAAAATAATCGTAGGATTGAATTAAGTCCTAGTGAACAGCAACTTGCTAAAAAACTAGGAGTTCCATTCAAAGAATACGCGAAACAAAAAATGAGGTTACAGAGATCATGAGTGAAGAAACAGGAAACGGCTCTAACAGAACGCCAAGGAATGCTTCTTCTCGGTCCACAGAGACTGCAAGAAGACCATGGACTCCACCTCAAGTGCTTGAGACTCCTGAACCACCACCTGGAATGGTGTATCGATGGGTGAGAACCCACATCAGAGGAGAGGATGATAAAACCAATGTTCACATGCGATTCCGCGAGGGATTTGAGCCTGTGAGTCCCAAAGAGGTTGAAGGCTATGATTTGCCAACAATCGATGAGGGAAAACACGCTGGCACGATAGGCGTTGGTGGATTGATTCTCTGCAAGATTCCAAAGGAAACGGTGGAAGAAAGGAACTCTCATTATGAGCGTCAAACGGATCAGCAGATGAAAGCTGTTGATAATGATTTGATGCGAGAAGAGAATCCTGCGATGCCTATCTCTAGGGATAGGAAGACTCAGGTTTCATTTGGCAGTCCTAAAGCATAGCTTTGGACGTTATTTTGATTGTGTTTACGGAGAGAATAAAAGATGGCGAATAATGATTCCCCTTTTGGACTCCGCTATGTGCGAAACCTACAAGGTAAGCCCAATAACTCCGGTCAATCTCGTTATCGTATAACCACTAGCGATCAAACCAATACGACTAATATTTACCAAGGTGACATTGTTACGCAAAACACCGCTGGTATTGTGACTCGTATTGCTAGAGCAGACGGTGGAAGCGCGACAAGCGATATTATCGTGGGTGTATTCAATGGTTGTTTCTATACAGACCCAACCACGAGTAAGCCTACGTGGAGTAATTACTGGCCTGGTAACGCAGCTACAGACGCAATTGCCTTCCTTTATGACGATCCTTTTGATGTCTTTGAAGTGCAAGCGGATGCAGCCTTTCCTGTCGCTGACCTATTTGGCAATTTTGATATTGTCGATAATAGCGGTACAGGAAGTAGCAATAGCGGATGGTCCTATATGGAACTAGACGTTACTACGGGAGCTACTACAGCTACCCTTCCATTAAAAGCCCTGGATATTTCTACTGACCCAGAAAATTCAGATGTAAGTTCAGCCAATACCAACGTGCTTGTCACCATTCAGAATCATCTGTTTGGTCAGAAGCAAGTCGGTCTAGCTTAGGAGGATAACTAATGGCGATTTCAAGAGCGCAATTAGCCAAAGAGCTAGAGCCTGGACTCAATGCTTTATTTGGTATGGAGTATGATCGTTACGAAAACGAGCATGCGGAAATTTTTGACACTGAATCTTCAGATCGAGCATTTGAAGAAGAAGTTCTAATCGTTGGTTTCGGTAATGCTGAAGTCAAAACTGAAGGTCAAGGGGTTGATTATGACTCTGCGAGTGAAGGTTTTACGGCTCGGTATACTCACGAAACTGTAGCCCTAGCGTTTGCGTTGACTGAAGAGGCTGTCGAAGACAATCTCTATGATCGACTCGGCGCACGTTATACGAAAGCTTTGGCTAGAAGTATGGCGCACACTAAGCAGGTTAAAGCTGCTAACGTATTGAATAATGCGTTTTCATCAAGCTATACGGGCGGTGATGGTCTTTCTTTGATCAATACTGCACATACGCTTGCTGGTGGTGGTACTTGGGCAAATCGTGCAAGTACGATGGCTGATTTAAATGAGACATCGTTAGAAAATGCACTGATTGGTATTAGTACTTTTGTTGATGACAGAAACATGATTTTGGCCCTTCAAGGGACTAAATTGATTGTTCCTCCTCAACTTCAGTTTATTGCTGATCGATTGCTCGAAAGCCCAGGAAGGGTTGGTACGGCAGACAATGACATCAACGCTGTAAGGAATATGGGATTGTTACCGCAAGGTTATTCAGTCAACCATTTCTTGACAGATACGGATGCATGGTTTCTCTTGACCGACTGTCCTGATGGCTTCAAGCACTTTGAGCGTTCACCCATATCCACCTCAATGGAAGGTGATTTCGATACGGGTAATGTTCGCTACAAAGCGAGAGAAAGATACAGCTTCGGGTGGTCAAACCCTCGTTGCGTATACGGATCTCAAGGAGCGTAAAGCTTTGGGGGGGTTATTCCCCCCCACTTTTTTAATCTGGGAAAAATAGCCCTAGCGACTGACCCAGCAGACGCTTACGAAGACTCTAGGGCAAACCCTTTCGTAAGGAGGTACTTAGGTGGCACAAACTACTTTTGCTGGCCCAATTCGATCCTTGGCTGGTCTTATCAATGCAGGATACAACGGAGTCGTCAGCTTAACTGCTGATACTTCAATTACTGTGGCTGCTCATGCAGGCAGACCAC